ACCTTGGGCGACAACGCACCAGGCAAGATCGGTCCTAATCCATCAGGGCCCCCCGGATCAGTGCAGCTGTAAACACTGAACAGGCAATAGCCGGTGTGCTCAGCCAGCACCCGGAACTCAGCGGGATTACAAAGCCCAGTCTCTTGGTTCTGATCTCCGACGCTGACTTGGCCAATTAGGAAGCCCTTGGCGTCTAGTTCTGCAAGGGTGTAATACTGAAGATTGGCATCAAATGCAGCGCAATCCACGGCGTAGGTCCACACCTTGCCGGGGCAGCATGGTGGGACAAATACCCAATCGTCGCCAGGGAGTGAAGGTCGTGCGCCAGACGGCGAAAATGATCCATTGCCGCCGGGTGCGTTGCCATCTAGCGGATCCGCTGGGTTATCGATGCCACCAGTGCCGCTAGATCCATCGCCATCAACGTTGCTATCCCGCCCGGCTTGATTGTTCGGATCATCTGGGTCGGCTGTGCCTGCAGGCCACGATGGATCCGGCACCGTAGGCGGCCAGGTCGGCAGGTCAGGGTCCACCGGCGTTTCGTCGGTGTCACCAGGCGGCAGCCCGCCAGGTGTGCCGCCATCGTCGGGCAATGGCGTTTCATCTTCGTCTCGGCCTTCTACGTCGCAGTTGAACGTGCTGCGGCCGGTTGCATACTCATATCCTTTGATACTGGCCGCGGCAACGTACAACGCCACAACGCTGCGGCCATTGCTGTCGATCGGGAAGTGGATCAGATCCAGTTCGACCGCACCGCTAAATGTTTTATTGATCCGCTCGACTTCGTAGAGGTAGTCATGATGGGTGACCGAATCGAGATCAGTCTCGCGTTGCAGCCGCACGCGAACGATGTCACCCAGGGCAAGCGTGGTGTTGTAGGCGTCAGGCTTGACGCGGATGCGCAGCGTATGGGTGACGAACGCACGCCGCGCCGCGAGGTATGCGCCAACCTTCACCGCGTGCAACTCTGACCCGCAGAAGGCGCTCAGGTCATGCTGCTCAACCGGTAGATCAGTGAAATCGTCAACGATGTTCACCAGACTGGTACGCACCAGTCCGATGTCATCTTCTGGCTGCTGGCGCCACAGCATTTGCATGATCGTGGGCCTGCGATCAGCAAACGGGATCCATTCGATCTCAAAGCCATCCGGCAGCAGATGATCCTCGGTGAAGCCAAACTCTGATGCGATCACGCCGGTGTTGATCGCGTACGCGCCAGTGATCGGCAGCCGCGGCTTGAATGCTTTCTTGCCGTTGCTATCGCTGACGCGCAGCAGGAAATAGGTGCTGATGCTTTGCAGCCAATCCTCTAGGTTCTGGCTGTCCTTGAACTCGCCGTTGTAGTAAAGCTGCTGGGTTTCCGTGAAGTTGGCCGCGGTGGTGAATGTGGCCGTATCAATCAGGGCATCCGGGAACCGGCTTGATTGTTTGATCAAATAAACCGCCAGATCGCAGACGTTATTGCTGCTGCCGGGGGTGCCCTCAATCAGCCTGTCAACGATGATGCCTTCGCGCACGAAGCAATGCACCTGCCGATCCCAAGTCTGATCGCCATCGGCGTGGCTGTTTTCGTAGCTCAGGGTTGTCAGGTTGTCGTAGTAGCCGGAGGTGCCACAAAAGATCGGGCAATTCCACAGCTCCTTACCGGCCACTGCGGTGATGAAGTTGCCCGGCGTCCACGTCGCAGCGCGGCGGTCATAGGTTTGCTTCCAGGTGCCAACACGGCAGGCCCGTTGGAACACATCACGCAACTGCAGCTGCGGCATGTCTCCCTCGCTGAGCACGAGGTGCAGTTTCACCGATAGTTCGTTGGTGGTCGCGTTGTTGCTGAACCGCCCTTCAGTGGCGCCGGGTGATACAAACACACCGCCCACCTCGTAGACGATGCCGATCGCCACGTCACCAGACCATCGGTATGTCGTGCGCTCCACCCGCTTACCGAAAACAATCGGCACCGGCTCGCCTATTGCAATGGCGCGTTGTCGGATGTCGAGCTGCGTGCTGGCCTCTGCGCCCGTTTCGCGTGTTGGCGTATCAGATTCTGGGATCAGAATCTGCGGGCCGCCAATCGTGAAAACGGTTCTAGCCATGCTCAGATTCTGATTGGTGCGCCGATTAGGTGGTTGTTGAACTTACGCGGTGGCACCTGCGCGCCGACTGGTGCAAGCGTAGAACCCAGCCGCACAGTCAGCAATGAGAAGCTGCCGCCCATGCTGATCACCTCCCCAACGTAGACGCCGATCAACAGCTGACCGGCCTGCGGGACAGCATTGCTCAGTCGCGTGTCGAACTCATAGAGCTTGATTTCACAAAGCCGGTTGAAGTTCAGCGCATCCTTAAAGGTCTGCAGCAGCCGCTCAGTAGCTGGGATGTCGATCGTGATGCCCACGTCGGCGCCAGGTGTGCCGCCGATCAGGCCATTCACCACGAATGGCTGATACTCCCACTGCGCACTGTCCCATGTAACGGTGCTGTTGACGTAGTAGCCCTGATAACGCTGATAGGTGGTCGCACCGTTGTAGATGCGCAGGTATTGAGCTTGGCCTCTATTGCTCATCAGGCCAGCCCCTGATAACGCCGCCCAGCGTAGGATCGGCTATTGCCTAGCAGATTGGCTGCAAGCGAGCGGAGCGATTGCTCAAGATCTTCAATGGTCACGTATCGCTGGCCATCCTGCTGCAGAACCGGGCCAGTGTTCAGCTGAATGGTGGTGTTGCCTTGGCTTGCGCTAGCGCGGCCAGTGCGGCCACCTTCATTTCGCAGCACCGCATCGCCGCGCTTGCCCATCAGGTAGTTCAGCGCCGCCCGGCCCATCTTGGATTCGGGCACGATGTATTCGCGCTCTCGGCCTTCACCCACCAATGCCACGGTTGGCTTATCAACCACGCCGCCGGTGGCAAAGCGCGGCAGGCTCACTTCACTCACCATCGGGATCTTTGGCAGCTTCAGGGCTGACAACGCACGATTAGCGCCAGCGATCAGTTTGTTGATCCCGCTAATTGCGCTGTTGATGAACTCCTCAACCAATGCGATGTAACCGTTGAAGATGGACTTAATGAAGCGACCTACTGCCTCAAACGGTCCGCGCAACGCATCGGCCAATCCTTTGAATGCGCGCTGGATACCGTCAACGACAGCGTTCGCGCCATCTATGATCGGCTTCACTAGGTGATCGTTGAACACCTTCACCTGATCAGAGAAGAACTTGCCGATAGCGCCTAGGGCTTCGCCTACCTTGTCGCGGAAGGCGTAGATCGCAACGCCTGCGGCAACCAGTAGGGCAATCCAGCCGACCGGGCCGGTGAACACTGCCGCCAAAGCTGCCAGAAGGCCACCGCCACCAGTGAGCGCCGCGACCAACCCGCCGATGGCTTGTCCGATCTGAATAATTGTCAGGATTGTTGGAGCCAGCAGCACGAATACACCAACGACAGCAGTCACGCCGACAACAATTTGTTGTATCGGCGCTGGCAATGCTTTTAGGTAGCCAACGAGCTGAGTCAATATAGAAACAACATTGTTGATGATCGGTTGTAGTTGAGGCATGAGCTCAACAATGAGATTGCCAAGTGCTTCGGCAATGCTTGTGATCAACGGCAGCAATGCTGTGACCGCCTGATTGAACGGTCCAGCAACCGATCTGGCGACTTTATTGAGTGAATCGTTGAACTTATCTGCCGCCTGTGCCATCTCAGTGTCAACAGTTGCGGCGTATTGGCTTAATACGTCTCGGCCCTCACTGAGCATCGGAATCATGTTGGCGCCGCTCTTGCCAAAGAGCTCCATCGCCAGTGCGGTTTTCTCGGCGCCATCGGGGAGTCTTGCGAACTTGTCGGCAATGCCGAGCATGATGTCGTCAAGGCCCAGAATGTTGCCTTTTGCATCTCGCGTAGCAACACCAATATTATTCAGCGCCTTTGATGTAGCAGATGCTGGATCCGCAACTCCTCTAGCGAGGCGCCCCATGCCCTTGGCCACTTCATCCAAGCTGGTGCCACTATCTGCAGCAGCGGCACCAAACCGGCTCAGTGTTTCCACTGCAACGCCAGTTCTTTTGCTCATATCATTCAAGTTGTCTGCATTATCTATCGCGCCTTTTCCAAGTGCAGCAATTCCAGCAATAGCGGCGGCAGGAACAAGCGCACCTAGTCCTTTGAATCCTGCGAATGCTCTGCTAGCTGCAGTTGCATTTCTAGCCGTAGTATCCAGCGCGCTGTTTAGGCCCTTGATTTGATTCTCCCCAGTGACCTGCGCCTTGATCGTTAAGGCTGTGGTCATATCCAGGGCCATGGCTCAATCCCTGCGCTCGTTCACGATCTCCACCACTCTAGCTTCGATGGTCTGCAGATCATCCAGCACCGCCAACGGATCAGCGATCCGCTGCAGTTCCATCACCCAGCGCACTGCGTTGTAATCCAATCCGAGCAGGCCGCTCGGTCCGCTGCGCCATTGCGTTTGCACCGTGAGGAATACCTGCAGCGCTGGCCACGCATCAGGCTCTACCTCATAGTGCTCTGGCTCATCTGGCTCCGGCAGCTCGATGCCCATCAGTGCGGCATCTGCTGCGGTGTCATCAATCGTTGCGCCGCCCGCCCAATACTCAGCGGCGCCGATCAGTTTTTTCGCTTTTGCTCCACCAGCGACTCAAAATACGCCTCGATGATGGCGCTAGCCAGCATGGGCACCTCGAGAAGTTGCGTTTTTGCGCCCTTGCTAAAGGGCACCGGCTCACCGTCGCCGTCGGTCACATCGTCCCAACCGACCAAGATCTCATCAGCCAGTGACACGTCGCTGATGCTGCCACGCACATCCTCGCCAGCTTCGGCGGCCTTCACACGCCGCTGCACCTCAGTTTGGATCTCGTTGATTCGGCTCTGGCTCAGCCGCTTGAAGACTGCGCTAAAGGTTGCCTTCTCACGCTTGCCACCATCAGCAGGCATCCGCAACGTGACTGGCCAGCTGTAGCTATCGGACTGCTTGAGAACAAAAGCCAAAGGGCTGAACGTTATCGCTCAGCCCACTATGGGATGCAATCAGCTGAAGGTCAACGTAAGCTCGTCGTTGCCGGCGCTGCTCGGGATTGCCACATAGGGCAGGGTCAGCATCTGAATGCCATCCGAATCCGAATAGGTCGGGTTGAGGATGTCCACGATCGGGGCCAGCATCGTCACCTGATTGCCGGCGGTGGTGCCGTGCATAAAGGTGAGCAGGCCGGTGGTGTCGTTGTTGGCGATAGTGAAGTAATCCTTGGCCGCGATGGTCGGCGCCTCGATCATCACCTCGCCAGCGGGGGCGCGGTTCGTGATCAGCACCTGCTTGCTGCAGCCCACCAGCTCGCGGTAGACGATCTCATTGGCGATGTCGAGGTTGACAGACATCAGGCAGCAGTCGGCATAGCCGAGCACTGAAACGGCCGAGGTGTTGCCAGCCTTGAAGATCAGCGGCGTGGCCTGATCGCTGTAGGTGGTAGCAGGTGCAGCGGTATCCGTCGGGGCGTTGTAGATGCCCGTCATGGTGAACGCGAGCGTGGGGATCTGGCCCACTTCGCAGTTCATCGTGAAAGTGCCGCGGCAACCAGTGGCCTTGTGGAGGATGCCGTCGTTATTGAAGTAGATCGTGGCGCTTTCAAATCCGGTGCTCACCGGGCGATAGCGCACGTTCGACTCGATGCTGTAGGTGCTGGTGCCATCGGGCGTGAAGGCCGCGGTGGATTTCTGCACTGTTGCAACCTTGGTGCTGCCCACGTAATCCGTGATCACACCTTTGCTGCCATCGCCGGTGCCGCCCGTGAGCGTGATCACCATGCCGCTGTAGTAGTCGTCAGTCGCGCTAGCGCCTGCGGCCAGGGTGATGCTGCCAGCGGAGCCGGCCTGCGCCGTGCCGGTCACATCCGAGCTAGTGGTGGTGGCTGCCATGCCACAAGCACGCAGCAGCGAATCCACGCGGGAGGCAGTGCCGGAGGTGCCAGAACCTGCAAGCTCTACCTCGAACGTGATCGACACGCGAGCTTGGCTCAGGATCTGCTGGCTGTGGCCCAGATAAGGGCGGATTAGATCGCGGCTTACGGTGTCAGCCTCGATCGGTGTGATCTCAAGATTGCGGACCAGAACCGCGTCAGTGCCGGCCGGGCTCGAATCTGTCGCGTAGGTCGACTCGATCTTCGTCAGCAGCAGGCGCTTACGGCTTAAGAGCGGCATTGTTCTGGCCCTTTTAGCACCATCCTAGCTGGACAGATCCGTCACACTTGTGCGATAGCGGACTAGGTAATCGCAGGCAATCACACCGCCAGGCTGGTCAGCTTCAACGAAATCAAAACTCACCGATTGCGGTTGCACATCAATCGCATATCCGCCAAGCGTCAGATCAGCCATCAGCTTGCTGTGCATATCGGAAATGATCGGATCAGCCAACTGATCTGGCACCATCCCGCGCACGATCACAGCGATCCGTACCGTCATGCTCCAATCCAATCGCGGGAGGCTGGTGTTCTGCTCAGCCAGATCGCTGACAGGTTCCACCACGATCGCCGGGCTTTCCTGCCGGGCCAGTGGCTCAACCCTGCTGCGGTAGATCCGCGT